GTACATATGTAAAAGAACTTATGGTTAAGTTCTTTTATTTTTTTTTTACCTTCTTTTTACAACCCTTGACTTAACTAAAATAAATAATTATGGAAAATAGAATTGAGATTAATGGTAAACAAGTAATTGATTTTACACCTGATAATGCAAGAGAAATAGCTCTTGTAGATTTAAAAGTCTTGAAGAGATTGACTGAACAATTTAAAACTAGTAGTTTTGATAGAATCAGACATTCTCTGAGAGAAACAATAATGGCCACAACTGATTTAGATTCTTTGGTAGAGAAGTGTGAAGACTTTGCAGCATTCCATAGATCAGTTAACTTGATTCAGAAATTTAGTTTTGAGTTAACGTCTGATATGGAATCATGCAATGAATCTGGAGTTAGAGTTGTTGGTCGAATTGATCTGGATGATTTGGATACATGTGCCAGAGATCATACAGAGTATTAACTAATAAAGAATGGAAAGAGACTTATATGTTAGTCTCTTTCTGTTTTTTTAAAACCTTTTTTTTACAACCCTTAACTTGATAAAAATTAATTATTAACTAAAAAAGTAAATTATGAAACAAACAGTGATGAAACAAGAGAGTAAAGCTAAATCAACAAAGATTATGGCAACCTATGCTGGACTAGGAAAGAATAAACAAGAAGGTCATAAGAATTTCGGGAAGAAGTTCTATAAATATGATTTGTCTGGACCAGCTGATGAGATAAAAGAATTTATAGACCATCCATCTAATAAAGATTATGAAGTAAAATATAATAGAGATGGTCAGGTTCAGTTCTGGTGTAATTGGAAAGATCTGTTCGGTACTATTGGTTCTAGATATAATGTGTATGTAACATATTATGGAACTTATAATATAGATAAGGCTGAGTCAGAAGATTTATTAGATACTCTAGAACAGTTTGAAGAACGTGGTATGAGTAATGCTAGTAGAGTGTTTACTGAACATATTATGGCAACAAGGATGGGTTTAGGTCTGAAGAATACTAGTAGAATTGCTGAACTAGCAAATATGTCTAGTGGGGGTGATGCTGATTTAGGAAAGTCTGAATAAGACATCAAAAGAGATTGTAATAGAATTCTGTAATAGGAATTCTGTTGCAGTCTCTTTTGTTTTTACCTTTATTTGTACAACCCGCCACTTGGCAAAAAAGATGTTTGTAGTTATATCTTGTATACTTAGGTATTATATTTTATATTCTTAAAGGATATATAATAGTACAGAAGGATAAGTTATTTAATACTTAATATACTATACTTAACCTATAGAAGTTTCTATATCTTAAGTAGTAAATATACTTTATTGTAAGTATTTGTGTATTAGTATGTTAGTGATACTTAACCTATACCACTTATTTCTACTTAAGTATACTCAATATAATTACTCTATATTATATATACTTATATAATATTTTATATAGCTAACTATTTAAATAAACATATATGAAAACAAGGATTTATGATTCTTTTGTGATAGGCATTATAGTAGGTGCATTATCCTTTTGTGTAATACAAGTTATACTTGGTTATACTTATACTAGTTCAGTAACAAAGACTCCGGAAAATGTGTCAAAAGACTGGACAGATGTCGGTGGTAACATCGACATAGAATACTATCTTGAAGTAAGTGAAGATAGTATTTGGGTTGAGAATGTAGAAAGCCATAGAGTATATGGTGGTACTTATACTCAATTAGATTCATTAATAACAATAGATAACTTATAAATCAATTTAAAAACAAATAATATGAATGCAACTATGATTAACAACAGAGAGTATGTAGAAACTATGCATGCAATAGAGTCTAATATTAATTTAAGACTTCTTGTTCATGCCGTAAAATTTTATGGAACTAGTTTAAATGACAAAACTAAACAAGAACTATTTGCTCTTTCATTAGATGATAAAGAGTGGTTGTTGAAACAATATGAAGAAGAAGTCAAGTTTAATAAACAACCTGATTTATCTGATTTGTATTAATGACCTTTCCTGAGCATGAATTAAAACTGCTCATTTATCAAACGTAACGTGGAACAACTCATGAAAGCATAATGAGCCACATCTACAGGAGTTAGGCATTTGGAATCTACGGTATTTATACCTGGGGATTTTATGACTTTATACTGTAGTTATAATGCACCATTCTCACTTCCCAAGGGTGAGCAGTTATTGAAATGTTGCCATATCAATAAGTCTAAAACAGTAACTGAGTGCAGAGGGTATTTAACTTAAATATAAATTCAAAAAATAAACTTATGACAAGAGATGATTTATTTAAACTTGTTCTTGAAACTTCTTATGAACTTGAACAAGCAGAGTATGATTTATATAATACTCCTAATGTTTCTGCAACAATTGCTGACTGTGAAGATTTAACAGACAAACATCAAGAAGCACTTGAGTACAGATGGTGGAGAGAAGAACAAATAGAATTAATAGAGTCACTTAAAGCAGAACTACAAGGATATAAAGATCAGTTAAGTGATCTTGATGATCAAGAAGATGCTGCCCGTGATGAGTTCTACAGTAGAGAAGAATCTTATGGTGATTTCTATGAAAGAACTAACTATACTCTTAGAGGGGAAGATGATCCTAGTCTAATAGATTAGTATTGAAATATTATCCTGAGTATGATATAAAACTGCTCACTTAACTTATAGAAACTTAATTAATAACTTATAAATAAACTTAAAAATGGATCGTAAAATTCAACTTAAAGACATTGCTGTATTACATAATATTATCAGCAGAACACAACCTAGAAACATTAGGGAGATTATTCAACAAAATTATGAAAAGGACAATATTGATAGATCATGCCGTAATGAGTATAGACCAGGTAGTGAAGAGTGGCAAAAGATTGAAGATAGAAGAGCAATAATACTTGCATATCCTGATCATGATATTAAATACTCAGATGAAATAACTATCAAATCAGATAAGTGGAATGAAACTGTAGTTAGACTTACTCTTGGTGTATATACTGTTGATGAGCATCATCATGATTATGATGGATCTAGCTACATGGAGACAGTAAAATACTTCTTTCTAGTAGAGAATCCATATTGGTTAAAAAGTGTTTATACTCAATTCTCCGACTTATTTACTGAATATAATAGTTTAGTTGGTCCTATGGTAGATGATTATAATTATAGAATGTTCTATGACTTAATTAAAAACTACAATAAGGAATATCAAAAGTATCTCTATTTATTTGAGAAAGATATCACAACAGCATTATCCTATGGATATGAAGTAGATATTACTCAAGATAGAAATCGTTATGGAGTAGGTAAACCATATCTTAAGATAGATGGTCTAAATGGTACTACAAAATATTATCTAGAAACATTGGATGAAATTTTTAAGATAAAGTATTACTGGTATAATAACCGTAAAACTGAGTTTGGTAAGAGTTATCATTTCAACTCTGTTATGGAAGAGTATGAGTATGCCAAAGATAATATCTGTGTAGAAGAAAATTCCTAATAAAAAGGTCTGTCCGGAGCTGTGAATGACAGTAAAGCTCCATTTTAAACTTAAAAAGAAACTTAATTATTTATTTATTCATCTCTAAAAAAGAAAATTATGAGAAATTTAGCAAGCAAAGGATTGTCAATGAGTCAAGCACAATCAATTAGTAACCTGTGTAATCAAAATGCACAAGAGATTCAAAGAGAGTTAGACTCTTACAATAACTGTAGTAGATCCATTAATATTGATGGACAAGTCTATGAAACACAAGAAGGTATTCCTGTACCTGGTGATATACTTGAAAAACTTAAGAATAAGGGTGACTTGCATGCATGTCAAGCTTTTCTTATGGAAGCTATCAAGGGTAAGGATAATGAAATAGAGAGGATTAAGGATACAAGACCTGATTTCTCTCATCTTATTGCACCTGAGAGACCAACAGTACCAGATTATGATATTCTTCATGATGTATCAGAGTCATGGGGTTGGACTCAGTTAAAAGATTCTGAGTATTCTGAGTATTTACAAGCAGAAGCAATGGCTTCTCATTTGGGTCAGTTCATTCATAAGAATGGTAAACTAACTCAATTGAGAAAGGAATTGCCTACTATTCCTAGTATTGAGTGGTTTGAGGTAGAAGCAGGAAAGAAATCTCCTGTTAAAATTACCAAACACCATGTATCTGCAGGTTTATTAGGTATTCATGAAAGTATTGCAGATGAACACCGTAAGTATGAGCAACGTGTAAACTATTACAAAGCTAAGGTTAAGAACTTAGTTAGTGATGAGAATGCACGTATTCAGAAAGTGAATGCAGATAAAGCAGCTGAGTTCTTAAAACTTGAGAAAGAGTTAATGGAACAGTACAAAGCTGAGTATGAAGCATATCAAGGTGAGTTACTGAGACTTACTATGGAATTTAATAGTCAACGTGAGTTGAAGATTAAAGAAGCTGCAGCACTAAGAATTAGTGTTGATCCTAGATTTCAGCATGTAATTGACATGTTCATTACATCAGAGAACTAGGAATCTCTATATTAGGTGAGTAAGAGGTAAGCACAAGCTGATCCTCTTACTCTTTATACCTTGTGACAGGAATTTAGAACAACTAAAATTCAATGGTTGATTACCATTATACAATGAATACTTGATAGTATAAACCGCTTCTCTTCAAAATTATAAAACTGAGATAGAACTCATCATCAGACAGGTTATGCATAAAAACAAAATATGCAATTGGCTGATAACATTGAGACTTAGTATTTGTATTTGTCTTTGTAGAAGAGAAGGTCTTTGACTTAGTATTTGTTTTTGATTTTAGCTATATATTCCTGTTACTTGGTGACTATATTATTTATTTTAATAAAAATATTATGAACAGACTAGAAGAACTAGAACAAGAAAGAGCAAGGTGCCAACAAGAATTAGAAGAGCTTCATATTTATGAACCTAGTGAAGAGTGGTACAAAACAAAAAGACATGAGCTAGAGTATACTATAGCTTGTATTGAGGATTGTATTGAAGATGAGAAAGACTCAATAAGAGAAAATAACAATGTTAGTACTGCATTTCTTGTAGTACTATATGCAATGATTATAATAGGATTAGGAATTTTAATATTTACGTAATGAAAAAATTAATTATGACAGTGGCACTTATGATTGCCGGAGTTGGTTACTCACAAAACTTACCAAAGAATCTTTCTAAATCAGAAAAAAGATTTGTCAATAATGTGATTGAGATCACAAATGATGTTATAGTAGATGTAACTAAAAGAAATGATGGTGTAATAGTATTAGAATTTTGGAATACTATGTATACTTTAAAAGATGGTTATATTGATGAGGTATGGATTTTAGAAGACGAAGACTGGTTGTCTTTAGGAAAAGAATATTAATTAAAATCTATGTAAAATGAAGTGGTTAAAAAAACTATTTAAGAAAAAACAAAAGAGTTACAACACTGATGGTAAGTATAAACTACTTATCATTGATGATGAGGCTGAGCTAATTCATAAGAATCTGGGTATTACAGATAAGAGAGCAGAAGTAATATTAAATACTTGTTTAGAAGCATTTGATAGTAGTCAACGTGTGCATGTTGCAATGGAAAAGGTTGTTAACATATGCACTCATACTAATGAGATAGTCTTTGCTACTCTTATGATGGCTAAAGTTATTGAGAAGAATGATTCACATGAAAGGATTCATAATATGCTTAAAAACATGTTTGGCCGTGGATAAGACATTAATCACCTCTGTATTAGGATTTGATCTTAAGGCAGAGATAGTTGACCATAATGGTGAGCTTATTAGATCTGGTGTTAAATCAACATATGTGTATGCAGTTACTGATGTAGAACCAGAACCTCGGATACTAGACAAAAATTTCTTTACACATTACAATGAATCTCTCTTATCTAAAATAAGAGAGTACAGAAGATTAAATGACTGAGTATGAAGATATCTGTTAACTATGATGATACTGATGTAGCAAAAGCACTCAGTAAGATCATCAAAGATTCTAATTCTGAGGAGTTTGTTAAGTTACTTACTCCTATGATATGTAGTAGTTCTCAAGCATGTGATCATTTCTTTAAGCTTATGCTTGGTAATAAGTTACCGGAAATAATACCAAATGGTACTTTATGTAAAATGTATTATGGTAATCTTGGTTATGGTGTGGATAAAGAAGCTACTAAAGAAAAGTTTGCTGATCAAGATGAGAATGTTACAGTAACTGTAAAAGAATTTAGAGGTTATCATGAGTATAGTCCTTATACTATTGAATGCATGGTAATTACAACAGCTGGTTTAACTAGACTAGATACTACTTATGTACAAACAAAAGATTTAGAAATTATAGAAGAGTTTTAAAATAGTATATCTGTTGATATGCTTTTCCTGACCTAATGATATAGGGGGATAGAAATATCCCCTTTTCATTGTTAGCTATATATTCCTAAATATTATTAGTTTAAACCAACAAGGTCTTAATAAATGATATATATTTATCTGCATATTTATGCCGGTAATGCAATATCAACTCCCTAATGGGAAAGTAATTCACCTTTCTGTAGAGGAATTTCTTGATCTTACAGATGAAGATATACAGTACCTCATGTCAATTGACTATGGTGAACACATTAGGGATCCATTTACAGGTTCTGCTGTTGAGAATAACACCAGAGACAAGTATTATGACTTTGACTTCCTATCACAGGATGATGAAGATTTAAATGATGTTATATCAGATGATCAACCATTTGATGATATCATTGACTTATCTGACAATTTGGATATGTAGTTTTAAACTACCAACTACCCTTAAAATGAGTAATTAAGGACTTAGTATCTACTCACAAATCAATTTATTTATTAATTTTTTAAAACCTTTAAAGATGAACTCTAAAGTAATCGTATTGTCTGATGACACAACAAATGCAGTAATTGAAGTATCTAAAAATAACCCTGATTATGGTTATATTCGTGTACAACAAGTAAGAACAATGATTGATGACAATGGTTTCTTGAGAAGAAAACCAGTTAGTGCATTAATCCCAGGTACAATATCTGAATTACAAGATTCAGCATTCTTTGCTGGACAACAATTAGATGGTAAAATTGTAGTTGAAGAATCATTTGAACCATTCAATGAAAAAACACCAGAACGTGATTTAAAAATTGCAGGTGAAACAGGTATAGTATGTACATTAGGTGGATTACCTATCTACAGAAGAACTAAATTTTCTTTTGATGCAAGTGCAACTGATACTCTTATCAAACATGATAATGTTGCAGAATTAAAAGCAGCATATGCTAAAAGTAAATCTTCTGCAATAGAAAATGCTCGTCCATCAGATGATTTCTCAATTGGTGGATAGTATTTGATTAGTTAGTATGAGGGGGACATCAGTGTCCCTCTCTTTTTATGAATGTAAAATTGTATGATTAAAATGGAAAAGTTAAAACAACAGGTAAGAAATTACCAATTACATGCAGGTAAAACCTACATGCAGTATGAACAAGACAAGTATTCTGTATATCAGAATTATTTGTATAAAAGAGCATTATATGGTCTAGATGCTCTTAATCAACAAGAACTGGCTACAATGTGTAGCAAGAAAAAACAAAGAATTACAAATGTATTTAAAAGATCACAAAGTGTTCTTAATACATTTAAACAGAAAGTTACTATTGAGTATACTAATGGTATTTTCAAATCTTTGTTTCCAAATGCTAAATTAACAAAAGAACTTGTGACTTTGAATGATGTTGATGAGAAGTTTAAAAACACTCTAACTTTTAAAGATTTAAATATTGGTAAAGATCAAATTATTACTATCTTTATAACCGAAGGTATACTACCTAAAAACTTTTTAAGTTTAAAAGAAGCACCGGTTAGTCTACCTCAGCTTAAAAATCAAAGAGTATGAAAACATTTTATGACATCAGAGAGTTGTCTCCAGCTAGAGAAAGATGGAGACCACTTGAAGTAAAAGTTTTATTAAGTAGTAAAAAAAGATACTTAATCAAAGTTATTACAACAGACCATCCAAGATGTACTGATCTAATAGATAAGTATATTATTTGTCCAAAAGATAATTTTCTTGATAAGGATCTTCATATTACTAAGAGTTTTTGGAGTGCTCTAGGGAATTTTCTTTTTAAGAAAGCACCTAAGTCTCCAGAGTTTCCTGAAGAACTACTATGAAACTTAAAATCTGTGATGGCTGTCAGAAAGAGACAGTCATCTGGAAGAACCATGAGGGATTCAAATACTGTAAATATTGTTGGAGTTGCCAAAAAGCCATTAATAGTGACAGTTCACAGAAACCAACTGATTATAAAATCCCTCAGGTTTCTTCTAAAAGAAAGAAAAAAGATCAAGAGTATCTTAAACTAAGAGAAAAACATTTATTAGTTAACAATCTCTGCCAGGTAAAGGTGGATGGATGTAGTCATATGGCTACAGACATTCATCATACCTATGCAGGGTCTAATAGAGAAGCATTCTACTTAATTCAAAGTACGTGGTTAGCAGTTTGTAGGAATTGTCATGATTGGATTCATGCAAATCCTGCAGAAGCTAGAATTATGGGATGGTTAAAATAAACTTATGACAGAAGAATTAAAAATATTACATGAAAAAATACCTGAGTCAGATCCTAGAACTTTAAAACAAATACTTACAAATAAGAAACTTTGTAAAGAAATAATTAAAAGAGATGTTATTTCTGAAAGACAGCTTATTACTGAGTATAATATTCCTTTAAATTATCTTAAAGGATTGAAGTCTAGAAAAGTTATCAGTTATTTTAGTACAAGAGGGCAACTTAATGTCCCTAAAAAAGGATCTAAGTATTATTATTTCTTAGATGAGGTACAAAATTTAATGGGCTATAATATAAAATATAATTCAAGTTTTGTGTTCCGGTATAATTTAATGAATAGAGTTATTTTAGAATTATCTAAAGAACTTAATGCTGAAAAACATACAAGGATGCTTTATAGATTTCTTAAAGATAATAAATCAATAGAAGAGATTTCTGATATGTTTGATATGAGCCGTGAAAGAGTTATTCAGATATTAACTAAAAGTGCCAATAGAGTTATTTATTTTACAGCAAGATATTTTAGAACAGAGGAGCTTGATAGAGAGAGAATATCTCTTTTAAGTGAAAATGAATTACTAAAGTGTCAGAATACACAACTGTATAATAAATTCTTGAGAGATAAAGAAAATCAAATAACCAAAGAATTTAATTCTAAAGAACATGTTCAATATTTTATTAAGCATGGATATGATATTAATGATTTAAAGATGAGTTGTATGGATTTTGCATTATCTGTAAGAACAATAAACTGTTTGAATGCTGCAGATATACTTACTCTTGAAGATCTGTTAGTATCCAGAAAGTCTGACTTAATGAGATACAGAAACTTTGGTAAGAAATCACTAGATGAACTTTGTGATTGGTTGGAAGATAATTATAATTGGCAATTAATTCATTAAAATTATGACAAAAGATGAAGTTCAATTAGAAGCATTAAAAGCAACTGAAGGAAAAAGAAAGTGTAGTGTAGTCTTAGGTACTGGTGTAGGAAAGACTCTTGTGGGTTTGAGTCACATAGAACTTAATACTACTGCATTGATGAAAGTACTTATTGTTGCTCCAAAAAAGTCAATCTTTCAGTCATGGAAAGATGATGCTGTAAAGTTTGATAAAGAAGATTTATTAGGTAGAATGACTTTTACAACTTATCTAAGTTTGAATAAACATAACCCTAATGACTATCATGCTGTCTATTTGGATGAGATGCATAGTTTATTAGATAGTCACCGGGGATTTCTTCAGTTGTATACTGGTAAAATCTTAGGTTTGACTGGTACTCCACCAAAAAGAGATTATTCAGAGAAAGGTAAGTTAGTAAATGAGTTTTGTCCTGTAGTATATACATTCAAAGCAGATGATGCTGTAGAGAATGGAATACTAAATGATTATCAGATAGTAGTACATCAGCTTAAATTATCTACAGAAAAAAATTATGTAGTAAATCAAGGTGGTAGAAAATGGGTAACTGATGAAGAATCTAATTATACTTACTGGTCTAGAAGAATTGATGTAGGTTCTGGTAATATGCATATGCTCAGAGTGATGAGGATGAAAGCTATGATGGAGTATCCTAGTAAAGAAAAGTATACTAAACTTCTTATGCAAAGTATTAATACTAAATGTATTGTATTTGCTAATACTCAAGCACAAGCTGATTTACTATGTGAATATAGTTATCACAGTAATAACAAAGAGTCTGAAGATAATTTACTTATGTTTAAAGAAGGAAAGATAGACAAACTATCTACTGTTATGCAGTTGAATGAGGGTGTTAATATTTCTAATCTTAAACAGGGTATTATTATGCATGCATATGGTAATGAAAGAAAATCTGCACAAAGAATTGGTAGGTTACTGAGACTTAATCCAGATGATAAAGCTATTGTGCACATACTATGTTACATGGATACAATAGATGAAAAATGGGTCACTGAAGCATTAGAAAACTTTGATCAAACTAAAATTGTTTGGAAAGATTTTAATATTTCATTATATTAGTAGTATGGAGGATGTTAAAACACATAAATTAGTTATTTATAATGATGACATAAATTCCTATGATTATATAACAGCATGCTTGATTAGATTTTGTAATCATGATCCTTTACAAGCTGAACAGTGTGCTGTTGTAGCCCATAATACGGGTAGATGTTCAGTAAAAAGTGGTGATTATATGGAAATGTTTGAAATTAAAGGTAACTTTGATGACTTAGATATAAAATCAGAAATTAAGGATTATGCAGGTAATATGTATTGATAGCAGTGATAAACCAAAGAGAATCTCACCCTATGAATGGATAACTGAAGGTACTGTATATACAGTAGTGGAAATTGCTAAAATGGGTATACAAGCAGGTAAGTTTGGTTATAAACTAAAAGAAGTACAGTTATCTGAACAATCTTTTCCTTATGAGTATTATAATGCAGAAAGGTTTCTTCCAGTTGAATTCTTAGCAAAAGCATTAAAAGAAGAAAAGGTAGAAGAAATCTCTGCAGACTTAGAATTAATTTAAGTATGGATGATTACACAAAAGATGATGTAATCAGTTCTCTATTAAAAATTAAAAAGAATTCCCGTAAAAGAGTACTGGTTGATCAGAGAAGTTATTTAATTGGATTACTAGTATATAGATTTATGTTACCAGAACATACTATAGCAAAATTAACAGGTTATAATAGAAATACCATTCATCATAACAAAAATATTGCTATTCAATTTTGTAAAGATAAATCTTATATACAGAATGTATATGTATATGCTCAGATGTTTCCATTTAACTTTAGTGTGATAGATACAGTAAGAGCTAAGAGAAAGATAAGAATAGAATTAGATGTTGATCAGTTACTGCATAATAAACTAAAAGCAGTAGGTTCTATACTTGGTCATGATGACATAAGAACTACAGTTACTTTATTACTTAATAAAAGTTTAAAACTATGGGAAGAATGAAGGAAGTATGTATACAAATCATGGAAGAAAATGGAGGAATACCAGAAGGTATGACACTTGGAGATGTAGTTAGAATGAAAGAGTTAGAAATTTATAACTGGCAAGAATATGAAAGAAAGAAGAATAGAGTTAGATTACAATCTATTGAACAAGAAAATTCAAGAGAGATTGGAAAAGTACAACAAGCAAACAAAAAATTCTCCAGCCACTACGGTGAAGCAAGAGAAGAAAAAAACAGTGAACAATGAAGAAGGTGATTAATTTATTAGGAGCAATACTAATTACAGGAAGTGTTAGTGCTCAGTGGACTTATAAAACTTTTAATAATGGATTTGATGATCCATATAAAATGGCATATGTAAGTAATAGTGAAAATGCTTTAGCAAAATTAGAAAATGTAGATAATGCTATTGTATTTTATGTACAAGATAGTTATTTCTGTGATGAATCACCAGTTGTAGATATTGTATTTACTGTAAATGGTATTGATAAAAAACATCATTTAATTGGAGATAAATCAAATGATAATACAACAGTATTTTTTACATGGAATTTTGAAACTTTACCTGAAGTATTAGCAGATTTTAAAACAGCTTCAGTAATGAAAGTTAGAATTAATGAAACTCATTGTACATCAGAAATTTACAAGTTTACTATGACTAATAGTAAAGCTGCATATGATTTCATGATAAAGTAATGTTACATTTTCTAAAATATCTAGTGGTATGGATAAGCCAAAACTTGTCCATACCATTTTGGATGGTTGGTCATGTACATTTGATGTCCACTATATATGAGGACATTCATGAAATAATAGCATCCTGTGGTATGAATATACTAGTTGCTATTGGTTTTATTATTGATTATTTAGAACAGAAAAAAAAGAAATAGTATGACTTGGATATTAATCATATCACACATAGGATTTGTTTTATGGTTCTATGTAGGTTATCAAATTGGAAAAAGAAAGTAGTATGAAGAATGATGTATTTAATACAGCTAAGAAATTAAAAGATGAATATGATAAACTTTATGAGTACAAAAGAAAGTTACAACATGCTAAAGGTTGTGGTTTAAATAGAGTAAAATTAGAAGTTTATGTTGGTATTTCTAATAGTCCATTGGAATTATATTTTAAGAATATGGATTTAATGAGAGAAGCTATTGAAAAAGAAATAGAGTTAGTAACTGTTGAGTTAGATCAGTTACAAGAGCAATTTGATAACCTTTAAATCAGAATAGAATGAAAGTAATAATTGAATTTACAGATGAAGATGCTGCATCTGATGCTCAGGTAGCATTAGATGGGTGGAAGTATAGAGCTGCTATATGGGAAATAGATCAATATCTTAGAAATGAAGTTAAGTATAATGAGAAACTTCCTTCTGAAGTAGCTGAAGCTTATGAAAAGTTAAGAGATAAGATCCGGGAGATTTTATCTGATAGCAACCTAACAATGGAATAGTCATGAGAATACTATTTGAATTAATATATGTAGCACTAATCAGCTGTATATATAAAAATCTAGAATAATATGTCTGTAGTAGAAAAAGTTACCAGAAAGTCTATGGTTATTAGACCTTCTGGTAGATCTACAGATTTTATCAGCCCAAGTTTTGGACATGGTTGTCTTTATAACTGTACATACTGTTATATGAAAAGACACAAACCGGAAGGACTTTCTATAGCTACTAATACTATGGATATCCTGACAGAGATTAATTCACATGCTTATTTTTCTACAGTAGAGAAACCTAATCAAACTGGAGAGTATATTACTTATGATATTTCTTGTAATGAAGACTTTGCTCTACATGCAAAATATCATGACTGGAAAACAATCTTTGCATTCTTCAGAGATCATCCACTTGCTATGGGTTCATTTGCTACTAAATATGCAAATAAGGATCTTTTAGAATTTAATCCAGAAGGTAAGATTAGAATAAGATTTAGTCTTATGCCAGAGAAATGGAGAAAAGTTCTTGAACCTAATACAAGTTCTCTTGATGAAAGATTAAATGCTGTATACTTGTTTTTAAGAGCCGGATATGAAGTTCACTTAAATTTTAGTCCAGTAATAGTTCATGATAATTGGCTTATAGAGTATGAGTTTTTGTTTCATATAATCAACAGACATTCTACTTTTAATAAATGGAATACTGATAATGTAAAAGCTGAAGTAATATTTCTTACTCATAATGAAGAAAAGCACTTTTATAATCTACAGCATAAACTTCCAGGAGAAGAATTACTTTGGGTACCTAAAATACAAGAAAGCAAAACTTCTGAATATGGTGGAGCAAATCTTAGATATGAACACAAAAGAAAAGCTGATTATATTAAAAAATGGACTAAATTACATGATGAACATATTCCTTGGAATACAATCCGTTATATATTTTAATTATGATAAAAATATTTAGAGACAAGAAGATCACAAGTTTGATTGAAAATATATGCCATGAACATCATATGGTATGTAAAGTAGAAGATAGTAATATGGGGTATCTATGGTATATGTATACCCATGGTACTAAAAAAGGAGAATTTAGACCATTTATATTTTTATCCGAAGTAAACTTATTAGTAAAGACAGGATATCTTACGGAAGAAGAGAAAAATAATCTTATTAATATGTTAAATAGTAATGATGATGACAATGCTCATCTTACTGCATATTCTATAATTACTTTAAGAAATCAGAGGATAAAAGATATGGGACTATGGACCCTTGAGAATGAAAACTATAAGGATATTAACTACACTAAAGATGTAATTAGTCCTGAAACATTTATGAATAAACCTTAAAACATGGAAGAAAAAGTTATAACTGTTACCTTAAAAGAGGGTCAAACAATTAGTGATTGGCTTAGGGAAACATTAAAAAGCAGACTATCTAAAAGATACAAGATACTTCACATAGCAGAAGATGCCGGTATAGACAAATTTCAAGTGTACAGGTTTATGTATGGGAAAGAAGTTACAGGTAAATTTTATGATAAGATTTTTAAATACTTAACAGAAACAAAAAATGAGTGAACAAGAATTAATTGATCTTAATTTTGATAAAGTTACTATAACTCATAGTGAAAGTAACAATGGTTATGATTATTATTACTATCAAAAAGAACTCTGCAGTGGTCTAGTCCTACACAGTACAGATAGCATTGATGTGAAAGATGATCATTGGCTATTAAAATCATTTGAGATACCTGCTGTAGAGATAAAAACCAAAGATCACTACATGCAGTTTTTAGAAGTAATGAACAATATAATTTGCTAATTATGTTTAGTGGTAAGTTTATTAAAAAAGATGGCAAACTGATATTTGCTCATCCTCAAGACAAACTGGCATATGAAATCTTTCTACAGAAGATTCCAGATGGTCAGAAAGTGGATATGTATTTAGATCTAATTGGAATAGATCACAGTAAAGCACAACTTGCAAAAGTTCATGCTTGTATTAGAGAAATGGCAAAAGAATCTGGATATACTTTTGATGAAATGAAATGTCTTGTAAAAGATCATGCAGGTCTATCTTATAAAGATGGAGCCATGATAAATTACAAATCCTTTGGAGATTGTAGTAAAGATGAACTTATGTTAGCTATAGAAGCTTGTATACAAATAGGAAGAGAACAGTTTAATTTGAATCTGGGATAGGTTCAACATAACCTTCATCTCCTGGTTCTAATATTTCTTTCTCGTCATATAAATTATCAAGTTTAGCTTTTCTTTCTATTTCAGCAAGAAGAAGAATTATAGTATAAAATGCTTTTTGATTTGCATCTAAATCTTGATATTTTTTAGATAAAATATCTTTAAAATATTCTTCTCCTTTTTCTTGTATATTTAGAGATTGAAGAATAGTAAAAGATGTAGCTTTAGCCATTAAATAATAGCTTTTATTTACTTGAATGTTTATGAGAGCATCATCTTTTAGTTCTTTTGCTTTAATAGCCATAGTATTTAATTTTAAACAAAAATAGAAAAAAAATGGAATTACAAGAAATTAAACAAAAAATGTTTGATAAACTTGAACCTAGTGGTTGGTATAGAGTTTTTAAATCTTTTATATTTAGTAGTGAGTTTGATGACATACTTACTAAGTTGTATACACTAAGTCAAGAAGATAAAAGATTTACTCCACCACTTAAACAAGTGTTCAGAGCCTTTGAAGAATGTCCTTATGATAAGCTACAAGTAGTTATAGTAGGTCAGGATCCATATCCACAGTTAGGAGTTGCAGATGGTATTGCATTTAGTTGTGGTAACACTAATAAACTGCAACCAAGTCTTAGATATATCTTAGAAGAAGTAAATAGAACTGTTTATAATGGTCATAATGTAACTCATGAAGTTGATCTTACAAGATGGTCTAATCAAGGTATACTAATGCTTAATACAGCTCTTACTGTTGAAGTAGGTAAAATTGGTAGTCATTATGATATATGGAAACCTTTTACTGCTTATTTATTAGATTGGTTAAATAATTATAATCCGGGATTGATTTATGTATACATGGGTAAAAAAGCTGAAGAATGGTCTGAACTTACTACTAACACTGAGTATAAGTTTACTGTTAAACATCCTGCTTCTGCTGCTTATAACGGCTCTAAATGGGATAGTAATGATATATTTACTAAAATATCTTCTATAGTAAATAATACAAGTAATAATATAATAACATGGTAAAATGATAGAAATTTTCAACAAACTAATTCAAAATGATTTGACACCAAATTCATTTTATGTTTTATACTGTATTAAAGAAAAAATAGTACCTCACGACTCAGTTAATAAAGCAATTGAGTGCAAAAGACTGCAACGTGATGCATGGGTATCAGAATCCTTGGAATTGACAGATAAAAGTATTATCTTTATGGCAGAAATTGATGGATATTTTAAGAAATCCAAAAAGAAAACTTCTAAAGATTTAATGGGGCAGAATTTTATGCAAAACATAGAGGCATATGTAAAAATATTTCCTAATAAGAAACTATCCTCTGGAAAATATGCAAGAGTTCCAGCTAAAAATCTTGAGAATGCATTCAGATGGTTCTTTGATAACTTCAATTATGATTGGGAAACTATATTTTTAGCAACACAAAAGTATGTACTAGAATATGAATCTAAAAACTATGACTATATGAGAAACTCTCAATACTTTTTGAGAAAGCAAAATGTAGACAAAAGTTGGGATTCTGACTTAGCAACTTATTGTGAATATCTAAATGATAATCCTGATGAAGATAACAATGTATTTAGTGAGTTAATTGTATAATTTAAATTTTTAAAGTTTATGGGAAAACTATTTAATGGTGCACGACACCTGTTACCAGTTAGTGAAAGAAACAGTCTTGAAAAAGGTCTTGTTAAAATGAAGGCAAAGAGAGAAGGTAAAATACCTGCATTAATAACTGCATGGCCTAAATTTAATGATGCTTTTTGTGATGGACTTGAGTGGAGAACTATAACAGTTGTAGGTGCACGACCTGGTACAGGTAAGACCCTATTTATGGAACAGGTGGTTTCTGATATTATAGAAAAGAATCCAAATCAGAAATTTAGAGTGCTTAAATTTCAAATGGAAATGGTTGATGAAACCAGTGCAATTAGAAAGTTTGGTCTGATTACAGGTGCTGATTACAATACATTAATGAGTAAGGATGGAAAGTTAGTTGACAAAAAATTATTTGAGAAGTGTGTAGAATACTACAAATCAACTATAAATAATGATTTGATTAATGTCATCTACGATACATGTACTGTCAATGAAATGTGTGCTACAATTCATTATGAGTTGGAAAGATACAAGAATGAAGATGGTACTTATCCAAACATGCTTGTTACAATAGATCACTCTGCTCTATTTAAAAATGATATAGGACAGAAAGACAAATTTGAAATGTTGGGTGCATTAGGTGAAGCCTTGACCTATATGAAGAAAAACTACCCTGTAGCATTTGTTGTCCTAAGTCAGTTGAATAGAAACATAGATGATACTAAAAGACAAGTAGAAGCCAATTACGGTAATTATGTATTAGATTCTGACATTTATGGTTCTGATGCTTTATTACAACATGCTGATGTAGTTATTGGTATTAATAAACCTTCTATAAGAAAAATAAAGAAATATGGTCCTGAGAAGTTCCTAATTGAAGATCCGGATACTTTAGTATTCCACTTCCTGAAGTCACGTAATGGTATGACTAGAATCAGTTTCTTTAAATTAGATAGAACTACTATGAGAATAGTAGAAATACCAACACCTGCTAGGGAAACCACAGCAAAAATCCAAGTAAATTAATTAACATGAATAACAACAATTTAAGAAAAGAAAAAGAAAGAGAGTTCTATATGCAGCATATGGATGCTTTCAAAGCAATTGGATTAGTAGATCCATTTTTTACTATTAAAACTGCTTTCTTTAAGAAAGGTAAGTTTGGAAAACAATGTCAGTTCTTTGAATGGGAATTGAAAAAAGGAGAAGACATCTATATTGAGTTCTATGAGAATGTATATGATGGATCAGGAAAAAATACAGATATTGTTCCTGGAATAGAAGACAGGCAGTTGTTTAAACTTAAGTTTAATCCTTTTTACAATGAAGAGTATGATGTTACAGAAACTATTGATGCTGATGGAAAAGTAGATAGAAAATATCTAGTTTCTTTAGGTGAGATGGTTGCTGTATTACCTAGTGGACAAGAGATTAGTTACTCTCTTTATGAAAAGAGAAAAGAAGAAGCTAAACTTGAAGTACCACAGTTACAAAAGTCATTAAGTTTATTTCCAGACTTTGAACAAGAATTTACTCCTAAGAAAGAAGTAGAACTTGACATTCAAAATAATGAAATTGCAGATGCACCATTATCTGAAATGACAATTTTAGATTTTGCATCTATAATGCTGATGAAACCAGTAAGTGCAAAGCCTTGGTTAAATGATCTGATTAAACAAACAAAAAGTGAAATATGAGTATAGTACTTCCTACTAAAAAAGTAAAGGCTGAAAGACAGAATCCTAAAAGAATTGTAATTTATTCTAAACCTAAGACTGGTAAAACAACAGCTTATGCAGGTCTAGAAGACAATTTAATTCTTGATTTGGAAAATGGTGCTGATTATGTTGAAGCATTGAAAGTAAAAATTGGTAGTTTACAAGAACTATTGGATACTGGTAAAGCAATTAAAGCTGCTGGTAATCCATATAAGTTTATTACTATTGATACTGTAACTGCTTTAGAAGATATGATTATGCCACTTGCAATTAAACTTTACAGAGGTACATCAATGGGTAAAAACTATGATGGAGATAATGTAACTACACTACCAAATGGTGCCGGATATTTATATATTAGGCAAGCATTCTTTCAAGTTTTAGATTTTATTGATACCTTAGCACCCACAATTATCCTATCTGGTCATATTAAAGACAAGGTAGTTGATGATAAGGGTGAGATGGTCATGTCAGCAAATATTGACTTGACAGGTAAGATTAAATCTTTAATTTGTGCAAATGCAGATGCTATTGGATACATGTACCGTAAGGGTAACAAGACTATTTTGTCTTTTAAGACTAATGAAGAAGTTACTTGTGGTGCAAGACCAGAGCATTTACGTAATGAAGAAATAGTAATTTCTGAGATGATTGATGGTGTTCTAAAGACATCATGGGAAAAAGTTTTTGTTTAATAATTAAAAAAAAGTAAAGTAAAAATGGCTTTAAGTACAGAAGATCTTGGTACCGGTGGATCCGGCCTACCAAAAACAATTAGTCCAGGTAACAAAGTATTAAAAATTAACAGTGTAGAACTGGAGGAGTTTAAGTTTATTAAAGATGCATATCATTTGATATTGCACGTAGAGACTGAACCTATTGAAGGTTTTGAAGGATTTGCTCTTGATAAAGACAATCCTGAGAAAGGACATTTTAAAGGTCAGATTGGTAGACTTAAAGCTTCTCAGTATGCATTTGCAGATGGTGAGACTAAGACTGGTATTAAAATTCAAAGAGATAGATCTATTTTGATCTTCTTACAAAATCTTTGTAAGACTATGGGTGTTAATGATTGGATGCAAGCTCAACATAACAAACATGATACTATTGAAGACTTTGTAGACTCATTTAATGCATCTGCTCCTATTAAAGATATTTATTTGGAATTCTGTATTGCAGGTAAAGAATATGTAGGTAAAACTGGATATACTAATTATGATATGTGGTTGCCAAAAGCAGAAAAAGGTAAGTATGCATTTGGTGAAGTAGAAGAAGGTAAAGTAATTAGATATGATGAAAAACTTCATTTGAAGAAACTTGAGAATACTGAAGTTTCCAAGTTTGGTGATGATGATGATTTTAAATCAATCAAACCTTCTACTGATTTCTCTCTAGACTAAAAAATAGTTAGGGGGAATCAATAGGGGTTCCCCCTTATTTTAAATTTTAGAATATGATTTCAACTGCAACAATAATTTCTGATTTAAATGATGTACCTAGAGAATGGGTATTTGAACACTATCTTAAACTGACTGAAAGACTATCTGGTCAAAGTCTCAAAATCAAATCTATATTTAGTTCAAGAGATAAAGTTCCTTCTATGTGTATTTATACAGATAGTAAGGGTCACTATAAGTTTAAAGATTTTTCTTCAGGTTATGGTGGTGATGGATTAAATCTTGTAATGCATTTGTATAATTTAGATGGTAGAGGTAAAGCTTCTTTTAGAATAATGGAAGACTATGCTGTATATATTTCTAACAATACTTATGTACCTATTACATATAAACCACAGAACAAGTATGTAGTTTCTGATTATGAAATGAGACACTGGAATACATTAGACCAAGCATATTGGAAAGGTTTTAAACTATCCTCCTCTATATTAGAAGGTCATAATGTTTATCCACTGTCTTTTTATACTATGATTAAGGAAGATGATGAAGGACGTATACTAGATACAGTAAATATCAAAGCTAATTTTATCTATGGTTATTTTCGAGAAGATGGTACTTTGTATAAAATATATACTCCAAAAAACAAAGACAACAAGTTTATTAAAGTACATGATTACATACAAGGTTCTGATCAACTTGAGTATAAGTCTAAGTATCTAATAATCACTTCTTCTCTAAAAGACTTGATGTGTTTCAAAAAATTAGGAATTAGTGGTATTGAATCTATTTCTCCAGACAGTGAGAATAGTGTAATACCAGAAAATTTTATGAAACCACTCCTAGATAAGTATCAAAAGATCATTGTATTGTTTGATAATGATGAGCCGGGGATAAAGTCTGCTGAGAAGTATAAAAAGAAATATGGTTTTAATTATGTAAATTTGGACATGTCTAAAGATTTGTCAGATTCAGTAAGAGATCATGGTGTAGATAAAGTTAGAGAAGTGTTATTCCCATTATTAAAACAAGCACTATGAGTTTAGAAAGAACAATGAATGACCTTGAGGAGCATATTGACTATGCTAGTAGTTTTTTTGGAGATCTAAGAAATAAAATTGAGATAGAGTTAAAGGACCTCCATGATGAAATAGATGAACTTAAAAATGAGATATCTACACTTGAAGAACAAAATATACTTCTTGAAGAACAGTTAGATGATCTTAAAAAAGAAAATGCTATGTTTCAACTTGAGTTAGCTGAAATAACAATCCATTACTTACACCACAAAGGTGAAAATGAAGTTTTTAAAAGTAAATTAATACACATGCAACGTGAGCTGGATTTATCAAGGAAAAGAATTTAATGAAGGTGATATACCTCAAGGAGGTGTAGGATTTATTTATATTATGACTGCTATCATAGATGGTAAGTCTGTTGCATACATTGGTAAAAAGAATTTCTTTGCCAATATTAAAAGACCTCTGGGTAAAAAAGCTCTAGCAATGTCCACGGACAAGAGACTTAAAAAGTACAAAAGAGAGTTAAAACCAGACTTCATGAACTATTACAGTAGTAATAAGATCCTAAAAGAAGCTCACAAAGCAGGAGTAACAATAAAAAGAGAAATCTTATTGATATGTTACTCAGGTATGGAGCTCACATATCAAGAAACCAAACATCAGTTTGTTCACGAAGTACTTGAAAAAGAAGAATTCCTAAATGGAAACATATTAGGTAGATTTTACAAAATTAAATAGTTATGACAGAATTAGAATTAACAAGCCTCTTATTTAAGTTGGCTGACTTAGGTATTACAGGTGTTAAAGTAAAATATGATGGTGGAGGAGACTCCGGTTCTATTGAATGGATTGGTTATACAAAAGTTCCATGTGAAACTCCAGAAGATGTAAATGACAATGTAAATGATTGGGACAATGAATATACTTTAACAAATCTAGGTGAAGACCTTTATTACCAAATTGAAGAATTTGCAGAAAACAAACTTCTTGATGATATAGAAGATTGGTGGAATAATGAAGGTGGTTTTGGTAGTTTATGCATATGTGTTCCTTCAGGAAAGTATATTATTAATAACCACATAAGAGTTACTCAGACTGAAGATTATTTTCATGATGGAGATTTATTTAGTAAAACAGAAGAAGAATGAAAGAAAGGGAAAAAGCAGATGAATTGTATAATTATGCAGTAAAGTTACATGGTGATGAAAAAGCTAAGGAAGAAGCATTAAAATCTGCAGCAGCAACTCATGCATTGGCACCATTTAGAGATGGTCTAATGAAAAACAGAACTTACTGGGAAAGAGTTATTGAATATTTAAAAAAGAAGTAATGGCACATCCTTTAGAACATTGTAAATCCTCAATAAAAAAATGGGGTGGAGAATGGAGTGATTACATTGCAATTCATAATTGGTTTGATGAAACTAAAAAATGGATTGGGCATAGTAAACACAGAATGTTTAGACATCATAGTGAAGGTATATTTGAATGTGAAAAGATATTTGGAATGTCTTTTGTCAACTCAGATGGTAAAACTGTATATACAAGATATGTAGCAGAACAACATGTCAAAGAGGATTGCAACAACTATATCCCTACAGCAAAAGAATGGGTAGATATGATTGCAAGTGGTAAACCTGAGAAATGGGCAATAAAAACTTTAAAAATTGAAGATTAATGAGTAAGATGATTTTTGACAAAGAAGAAACAAGGAATTTATTAAACATGTTACAATCCTCTGATAGAGAGAATCATATTGTAGCATTTCAGGCATTGAAGAATGTTGATGTAGATAAGTACATAGGAGAGTTACTTGTAATGTATAAGTTCTCTGGTGTACCAAAGTCTGACTGGTCTGAGGCTGGGAAGAAAATACACAGCAAACTAGTGAGTATAGTTGGAGAAAGTAATCTTAGTAGTCCAAGAACTCTTAGTCTTATTACAGCTCAGAAGGGTTCTAAGACTTCAGTAGAGTTGTTTATGGAATATTTTGTCAGAGATATGACAAGTATGTTGGAACAAATTGGGTACCCAACAGATAGTTTTGAAATAAACATTAAACTAAAAGATGATGGACAAACAACAGAGTCTAAGTAAAACAGGTAAAGAACTAATGTTAAAAGAGCCCTATTACGGGTTCTTTCTCATTATGTTGAATAAGCTATGGGACAGTAAAAGAGTTCCTACAGCTGGTGTAAGTAAGAATGGTATTAATTATCAGCTTACTATTAATACAGAGTTCTGGGAGAGTCTCAGTGAAGACCACAGATATGGATTATTGAAGCATGAGTTACTACATATTGCTTTTGGACATCTTACTACATTCTTTAAGTTTACTAACAAGAAACTAGCTAATGTAGCAATGGATATGGAGATAAATCAGTATATAAGTAAACAGTACCTACCTGAAGGTGGTATTGATATAGATAACTATACTGATATAGAACTAGATAGAAAGGCCGGTGCTAGGTATTATTATGACAAACTGAATCAACTTCAGGATGAAAAAGATAAGAATGGTACTACTGGGGATCCTAATATGGATCAACTTCTTGAGGATATAGAAAATGGTGACATACCTGATCATAGTACTTGGGAAGACTTTGAAGATCTTACAGAGGCAGAACAGAAACTTATAGAGAAACAGTTACAGAAAGTTCTTACTGATGCTAAAGAGCAGACAGAAAAGAAGAGAGGTACTGTCCCTGGGGAGATAGAAGGGTTGATCATAATTGAAGAGATTGTTAAACCTAAATTTGACTGGAGAGGATTCATTAGGAGATTTACTGGTGTAAGTACCAAGGTATTTACTAAGAAGATCAGAAGGAAAGAGAACAGAAGGTTTGATGCTAATCCGGGTCTTAAAGTAAAAATGAAACAACATATGTTGTTGGCTATAGATACTTCAGGTTCTGTAAGTGATTCAGAGCTTCAGGAGTTTATGAGTGAAATCTACCATATTTATAAATGTGGTGTTGATATAACTGTAATACAGTGTGATACAACTATCAGATCAATTGAACCTTACAAAGGTAAATTTGAAATGGCAGTGCAAGGTAGAGGAGGAACTGAGTTTGACCCTGTCCTGGAGTATTTTAATGAAAACCAAAAGAAATATACAAGCCTGGTGTATTTTACTGATGGTGAATGTTGGACACATGTAAGACCTAAAGGAAACATTCTATGGGTCTTGTCAGAAAGATCCCATATGAATGAAAGTTTACCAGGAAAAGTAATTAAATTAGAACTATAAAAAAAAGAGTATGAGCCAAGTACAATTAAATGTTGAAGAGTTAAAGAGTTTTATTAAACACATGGTTAAGAATAACCAACACATTCAGTCTGAAGGAAAAGTTCCTGTGGCTATTAATATTGAAGGTGATGCTGGTTTGGGTAAAACTTCTGCAATCATGCAGTTAGGTAAAGAATTACAAATGGATGTTGTAAAGCTGAATTTATCTCAGCTAGAAGAATTGGGTGACTTGGTTGGGTTTCCTGTAAAAGAATTTCAGATCCAGAATGCAGAAGGAAAGACTACATGGATTAATGAGTCTCAGATATCTGCAGCTAGTGCAAAAGGGTACAAGGTTATTGGAAAGAGAATGTCACATGCTGCTCCTGAGTGGATTCAGGGTAAAGGAGAAGGTGGTTTCTTAGTATTAGATGACTATACTCGTGCTGATGCAAGATTTATGCAAGCTACTATGGAGATTTTGGATAGACAAGAATATGTTTCTTGGAAACTACCAAAGAACTGGCATGTAATCTTGACTACTAATCCGGACAATGGTGACTATAATGTAACTAGTCTTGACGTAGCTCAGAAGACTAGATTTATTTCTGTTGAGTTAAAGTATGATGCTGATGTGTGGGCTAAGTGGGCAGAGAAAGCAAACATAGATGGTAGATGTATTAACTTTATGTTGATGCACCCAGAATTGGTAACTCAAAGAATTAATCCAAGATCTATTACTACTTTCTTTAATGCTATTAGTTCTGTACCTAAGTTTGAAGATGATCTTCCTTTGATTCAAATGATTGGTGAGGGTTCTGTTGGTGTAGATTTTAGTTCAATGTTTACTATGTTCATTAATAATAAACTAGATAGAATCATTAGTCCTGTAGATATCCTAACTAAGGATGAACAGTATGTTATGAACTCTCTTACTAATGCAGTAGGAAAAGATGATGACTTCCGTGCTGATATATCTAGTGTGATTGCAACTAGGGTAATTAACT